TGTGAAGATTGGCCAAGATTACAACGGACAATTTTATCCGTATCTTTTCGCTAATTTCTTTAGCGGAGGATATTATACAAGTAATAAATTCTATCCAAATAACTGGGTTGAAAAACTTAAAAATGTATCTGAACTCAAATATTTGAAGTTCGGGAATATTTGCTATTGGGAAATTGAACGGCTTTACAAATATAAGTTTGAAATTGAATTTGCTCAGAAAATTCATGCCTATAAATTGGCCAATGAAATTATGTATCCAGGTTATACTGGATTCACCAAAAACGTAGATATGCGAACCTTGAATCGCAGATGGATTCAGAAGAATAAACAATTTTTCAAGAATTCAAATCGTAGTTTTAATGAATTTGAGTTAAGCCGTCGATTAAAAGAACGGAACGGCCAACTGGTTCCTGGCATTGAGTCTTATCTGACTTACCACGATATCAAGCATATACCGAAAGGTATCGGGATCAATAAGTTTCAGAATTGGGTTATCAAGAATCATATTGACTTCAATGAATACCTTGACTATCTCAAGATGCTACGAGAAATGGGCATTGAGCCTGAAGGTGATGCTATGCTTGTGCCAAAGGATTTCACGGCCATGCATAATCACACAGTCGGATTATACAATCAATTCGTCGAAGAAAAACAAAAACTGGAAGATAAGAAGAAACGCAAGCAACTTGAAGCTGAGTTTAAACTTAGAGAAGGAATGGATAAGACAATCAATGGATACGCATTCCATGTCCCTAGAAAAGTGGCTGAGCTGATCTATGAGGGCAAGAAACTACATCATTGCGTAAGCTCATACACAGACAAGCATTTTAAAGGTAATACCTTAATAGTGTTTGTCCGCCTGTCAAATCAACCTAAAAAACCTCTTTACACACTCGAAGTAAGGCAGGGGAAGATAGCCCAATTTCGTGGCAAGTATAACCAAGATGTACCAGCTGAAGTCTGGGACATAGCCAAGGAATGGATGAAGCAAACGAAATTAGTACCAAAGTCAGCATAAAGGAAAAAGGAGTTAGTGAAGATGATGGAAGATTTAAAGAAAAAAGTTAATGAAGTATACGGCTGGTCGGTAGAAGACGGGAAGCCCAAGCCTCCCAAACAAGATTTACCACAATCAGTGAAAGATCGGGCGGACTATTTCTGGGAAATGACAGAAGATGGCATGACGTTTATGGGAGCGATGGAATGTATCTTCGCTGATGAAAAACCTAAAGACTATGATTTGGGAGCTACTAAGGGTTGGCTGCCAAAATCTAAGGAGTTTGATGATTGGGTTGGCTATTCGCCAAGCATGGCTCAGATAGTTATTGCAGTTTATTTGATTTATGGAGGAAACTAAGATGAATAAGCAGGAATTGATTAAAGAGTTTAGAGAAGTTGGGATTTACAGTTTGAACATTTTTGGTACTGAAATAAAAGCCATCCCGACCGAAATTGCAATTACATCAATCGAACAACTAGACGAACAAAAACCAGTCAAAGTTCCGCCGTTCGTGGCAGATGTGATTGAAGGAGCAAGAGAAGAAAGTCCAGAATTGGAAGATGCGTTCAAGTATGCTTGGGAAGTAGCTACTATAGAGTTTCGCGAATGGTTTAGGAAACTCGAAAATAGAAATAATTTCGCTCGCGCATGGCTTGACGGCTACGAGGTCGAGAAAGAGAAGCGGTATTTGGTGAGAATGAAAGGTATTGAAAAAGAAAAATGTTATCTCAACTATAATTTTGGTGGAGTCTGGTTGTTTTATAATCAAGAAAATTTCTATGGATATCGAGCACATCACACCCGCAAAGAACTAGAAGAAGCCAACTTCGGATGGGTGTTTGATTGCGAGGGAGTGGAAGTCGAAGAGGTGGAGTGATGGTACAAACACTTGAACAAGCTACAAAAACTGAAAGCAAACGCATAAAAATCCCTGCGAAAATCAGACCGTTTGATGTAGGTTATCGAGTAGTAAACAAACACGGTCAAGCGCTCGCTTTAAGAAATGGGGCAAGTATATTCGCTTTGCCTTCACTTGCTGAAAAAGCTATAAAGAAAGAGTTTGGGAAAAATGATCCAGACTTTGATATCGAAAAACATTTTGTCGAAGAGGTCGCTATTGTCAATTTAAGTAAATTTCATAGTTATTTTGAGGAGGTGGAGTGATGGAACGACCTGAACGATACCCATTTGGATACTTCATTCCTGAACTGATTGAAGATGAAGATATTATTTTTAACAAAGATAGCGAATATCACAAGCAGAAGAAAAAAGAAAAGAAAAATCCTATTTTCAAAAGAAATAAGCCCAAAAATAGATAGGCGCTTTGAGGTGGTAACATGAAACGACCAAACAGATACCCGTACACACGAGGTCAATGGGTTGAAGAAACCGCTGATTATTATACATATGCAGACGGTATTTATTTTACAAGTCATGTTTTAAAAAATAGACTCACTAGAGAAATTAAGAGCAAGGAGATGAAATAGTGATTATCAAAAATTACAAATATGATTATTCAAGTGGCAGAATCTGCTACACAATTGATGTAGATGGTTATGAATCAGCCGTGGAACATACAAAGACAGACCAAGGAAGTGTACAAAGAAATGATATTGATGATTTCTTAAGTAAGGTTGAGGAATACGACTTTCAAGAAGCTGAGATGATTGAAACATTCGTTGACTTTCAAAATGATTTGCTCTTATATGGAATTGGTTTTGAATTGAGAAATGAGGTCACAGATTGAGACGATTCATAGCTATCTGGATTCTGCTATCTGCTGGATTAAACATCTGGCAGATGGACAGGATTCGAGATTTGGAAGAGAAGAAGCCGATGGTTATCTACAAGGCAGATAACGCAGGCGCTGAGATATTCGGTAAGGTCGTCGAGAAAGGACGACACGGCAAGCTGTACACGCTTACGATACGTGATTACGGGGTGTTCGTGGTTACGAAGGAAGTGTACGATAAAGTGAAAGTTGGGGATGAGGTAAAAATATGAAGAAAAAATTAGTTACTACAATTTTAATCAGTTTGTCTTTTATTAGTCTTGTAGGGTGTGGGAATAAGGATATTTTAGGAACAATCTTTACTTTCAAATATGCAAAAGTAAAACTAGTTGATGGGCAAATTATCGAAGGCAAAGTCAAGGAATGGGCAAAATATGACCAGCAAGATAGTATTCGCGTTACTTTTGAAAATGGAGAGGTATATTACACTCACTCAAGTAATGTAACCTTGTATAACAAATAGAAAGGGGCTATCATGAACACACTAGAAAAAGTCAAACAATGGTTTATTGACCGTGATTTAGAGAACGGTGGACGGTTAGACAAACAATCTTTGAAACTCATTGAGGAATTTGGAGAACTATGCGCAGGCTATCTCAAGAAGAATGAGAAGCTAACCAAGGACAGCATTGGAGATTGTGCAGTCGTGATTGTTGGTCTGGCGTTGCTCATAAAAGCGGATGTGCAGGAGATTTTTGAGGAAGTAAGTTTCATCGAAAATGAAGATGTGATGGATTCCTTTAAATGGTTAAGTGCTGAGATTAGTAGTTTTCAATTGAGGCAGGATTTAATCGGCAAGAAAATGTGTCGATATAATTTAGCGCATTCAATCGGTCATCTAAAATCAATCAGCAATGCACTTGGTTATAGCTTCGAGGAATGTTTTGAACTGGCTTACCAAGAAATCAAAGACCGAAAAGGTCGTTGGATTGATGGTTCGTTCGTAAAAGAGGAGGATTTAGGATGATACCAAGATATAGAGCGTGGATAAAAACAGAAAATTGTTTTGCTGATTATATAGAGTCGATTCGATTTTACATAAATGAAATAGACCTATGCTGGGGTGGAATTTGCGAAAGCGATTGTTTTGATTTTAAAGACGTTATCCTCATGCAATCAACAGGACTCAAAGACAAGAACGGTAAGGAAATCTTTGAGGGGGATGTAGTAAGACAAGTACGAACCCAGCCAACAACGGAAAATGAAACAATCACAGGTGTTGTAACCATGATTGAGGGCACTTGGTTGATTATGAACGATTGCGAGCAATTAGCTAGCAAACTGTGGTCAGAGACTGACGAAAATGAAATTATAGGCAACATTTATGAAAATTCAGAACTTTTGGAGGATAAGGAATGAGACCTTGTAAATATCCATATTCAGGAAGAAGAAAAAGGCAAGATACTTCGTCGTTAATGTTTTCTGCACGACCAATTTTTAACGAGATTCCAATTGTAGAAGAGGTCAAAGTTGATCTCGGAGTTGAAGCTAATTTTGGGCGTTCGTATCCAGAAATGGTAATATATTTAGATATTTCTGGATATGGAAATAGAGTACATTCAGTGCATCGTTTCCCTGATGTCTTCCTTACTGTTGGCGAATCAATCCAACTAAAGATACTCTTTTATAGAAGGATTAGAAATTTGACCGCAGATCGTTTTTTGACCTTTAGAGAATCTGATTGGAAGTTTCTTATCAGCGATCTGGTCAACGAATTTGTGCGATAAAAAAGCCAAGACACTCTCTGCCTCAGCTATAATTAACACACTATTATTATATCACAAAGGAGACAGAGAGTGAACAAGGCTAAAGAGCTCTTGAAAGAGCTGCAGGATCTAGACATGGACATCCAAAGCCGTATAGATGAAATCAATGAGCTTGAGGCAGGTTTGCTCTCAAGTCCAAAGTGGACTGATGTCAAAGCCCAAGGTGGCCAGACCAGAAAAGTTGATGATGTCTATACACAGCTGGTAGTGATGAAAGAGGCTATAGAGCAGGATACTAAAGAGGTTATCAATAGGAAACTTGAGCTTGGCAGATTGATTAACAAGCTGAAAAATCCGAAATATAGAACAGTATTGAGGATGACCTACATCAATAAAATGTATGTTGATGACATCTGTGACAGCATGGGAGGCATGAGCTCTCCTACTTATTATCGCTTGAAGAAACAGGCAGTAAATGAACTTGATGTCATTCTTACGGAATTGATAGTAAATGATAGTAAATGATAGTAATGGTACAGGCATGAAGTCTAAAATCTGTTAAAATGGTAGTATCAAGAATTAAGGGTAAGGCAGTAAGTCTTCCCTTAACATGGAGAGTTGGCAGAGTCAGGTTGAATGCGCCCGTTTGCTAGACGGGTGGTCGCCTATGTGCGGTCCGTGGGTTCAAATCCCACACTCTCCATTGAGTGTTTGTGTCCCAGAATGGGGTAGGCAGTAGGTTTAGAATTCACATATCACTCATTAACTTATTAGAAGGTCGGCTTATCGACTGGACCTTGCATGATTGCGTAGCTAATTATATTCCGGATAAGTTATAAGCTAGAGGGTTTGATTCCCTCAGAGGTTGTAATGACTACAAAAAAATAAAAAAAGGAAAACTTTCAAATTGATTACTAATTAACACGCAAGGTAGTAGTCGTCTTGCAAGAAGGTCACACATCGTGTGGCTTTTTATTTTTGAAAGGAGGTGATGGAAAATTGAGTGGATTGAGAATAAAGCAAAAGAGATTTGCAGATGAGTACATCATCTCAGGCAATGCTTATCAATCAGCTTTAAAAGCAGGATATAGTGAGAAATATGCTAAAGCAAGATCTTCTGAATTGTTGGATAATGTCGGAATTTCTGATTACATCAAAAATCGAATGGAGAAGTTGCAAGATGAAAAAATCTTAACTCAAAAACAAATTCTTGTGATGCTGTCAGAAATCGCGTCGGGACAAGCGAAAGAAACAACAGTAGTCATGACAAAAGTAGCTGAGTTGATGACGGATCCCGTGACTGGTAAGTCTGTAAAAATCTATAATGAAATCCCTCAACTTGTCGAATACCCAACAAAGAACAGCGATAGGAATAAAGCTCTTGAATTGTTAGGTAAACGACATAAGATGTGGACAGACAAAGTAGAGGCAGACGTTTCTGGAACGGTGGTGTTTGCGAATGAGTCAGACATACCAGATTAAACAGAACGATATTGTTGTTGACCTACCTAAGACAGTGGGCGGTGGATACGGTCAGTTCTGGCGATCAAGAAATCTTTATCGTGTAGTCAAAGGTTCCCGTGGTTCGAAGAAGTCCAAGACAACCGCTTTGAATTATGTTATCCGTCTTTTAAAATATCCCTGGGCTAACTTACTTGTTATTCGTAGATATTCGAATACGAACAAACAATCGACTTATACGGATTTTAAGTGGGCGTGTAATGTATTAGGTGTGACTCATTTATTTAAATTTAATGAGTCCTTACCCGAAATAACTGTCAAAAAAACCGGGCAAAAGATTTTGTTCCGTGGTCTGGATGATGAACTAAAAATCACATCTATCACGGTCGATGTTGGTAGTCTTTGTTGGGCATGGTTCGAGGAAGCGTATCAAATCGAAACTGAAGATAAGTTCAGTACGGTTGTTGAATCAATCCGTGGTAGCTTAGACGTACCTGATTTCTTTAAACAAATCACGGTCACATTTAACCCATGGAATGAGAGACATTGGCTCAAGCGTGTGTTCTTTGATGAAGAGACGAGACGGGCTGACACATTCGCTGCTACGACTACTTATAAATGCAACGAGTGGCTGGATGAAGTGGATATCAAACGCTACGAGGATTTGTATCATACGAACCCTAGACGTGCTAGAATCGTGTGTGATGGCGAGTGGGGAGTTGCTGAAGGTTTAATCTACGAGAACGTGACTGTCAAGGATTTCGATAAGGATGAATTACTACGAGATTCAGCTAATAAATTATGTATCGGTCTTGACTTCGGTTTTACTCACGATCCAACTGCTTTGTGTTGCTCACTCATAAATGATACGACGAAAGAGATTTATATTTTTGATGAATCTTATCAGATTGGTTTGATAACACGAGAAGTTGCAAAAATGATAAAAGATAAAGGTTATCAACGTTCTCATATTATAGCTGACTGTTCAGAATCCAGATTGATTGAGGAACTGAGGTCAGAGCATGACATACCACGGATATTTAAGAGCCGCAAAGGTAAAGATAGTATTATGGCAGGCGTGTCCAAATTGCAAGGATACGCTATTTATGTGCATCCAAGCTGTAAAAACATCATGGATGAATTTTACAGTTATTGCTACCAGCGAGATAAAGAAGGCAATTGGTTGAATAAACCAGAGGATAAAAACAACCACTTGATGGACGCTTTAAGATATAGCCTTCAATGTATCGATGGCAGTCAACCTAAAATCAAACTATTCAAAGGAGGCTTTTAAAATTGGCAAAAGTTTTTGTTAATAAACGAAAAGTCATAACGACAACAAGTGATGAAGTGGCTGAAGAAGTCGTTACTGAAGCGATTAGGCTTCACATGAGCAAGTTAGTCAAGAACTATGTTGAGAGTGAGGATATGTATCTCTCGCAACATGAAGTCTTGAAGATGATTAAAAAAGATAGTTGGAAGCCAGATAATCGTCTGGTTTTTAATTACGCCAAGTACATTGTCGATACGTTTACAGGATATCAAATCGGTGTTCCTGTTAAAATCAAGCACGAAGATGAAAATGTGAACAAGTTTGTTGCTGATTTTCGTAAAATTAACGACATGGAAGATTCAGAGTTTGAACTTGCTAAGATTTCAAGTATTTTCGGTCATGCGTTTATCTATGTTTATCAAGACGAATACAAGCAGACCAGAGCGACTTACAACAGTCCAATCAATATGTTCATCGTCCATGATAACAGCATTGAAGAACGCCCGTTATTCGCAGTTAGATATACTTTCAACGAGAATAACAACACTGGTATTGGTCAGGTTATCACGAATGATGAAATAATTGACGCTACTTTTTCAACTGGTGGATCCGTAAGATTTGGTGAGCGTACTCAGCACATCTATAGTTCTATTCCAGTTGTTGAATTGATTGAGAATGAAGAACGACAAAGTATTTTTGAAAGCGTAAAGACCTTAATTAATGCTTTAAATAAGGCTGCAAGTGAGAAAGCGAATGATGTGGATTATTTCGCAGACGCTTATTTGAAAGTTCTGGGTGTTGAACTACAAGATGAAGATGCAAGTCAAATTAGAGAGAATAGGATTTTCAATCTTTGGAAAAACGGTGACGGACCTTTGCCTGAAGTCAATTTCCTTGAGAAGCCAAGTTCAGACACGACTCAAGAGAATCTTATAAGCTTGTTGAAAGAGTCTATTTTTGCTATTTCTATGGTTGCTAATATGTCTGAAGCAGAATTTGGAAATTCATCTGGTACTGCTCTTGCTTTTAAATTGCAGGCGATGGACAACTTGGCACGCATGAAAGACAGAAAGCTACAATCTGCATTCAATCGCTTGTATCAGATTGTGTTCAGCGTGCCTTTGACTACTGTATACGAGGATGCATGGTCTGGTTTGACTTATACATTCACTAGAAATGTACCAAGAAACATTCTTGAAGAAGCGCAGATTGTCGGACAGTTATCTGGTCAGGTATCTGAAGAAACCAAGCTATCTGTCCTGTCTATCATCGATGATCCGCAGAAAGAAATCGAAAGAATGGAGAAAGAAGAGGAAGCCATGGGCGACCTTGAGACTCGTTTGGAAAAACAAAAAATCTACTCAGACGCTGAAATAGATGAAAGCCAGAAAGTTATAGCAGATGTTGGCCAATAAGTATTGGGAAGATAGGTACCGAGCTGAAGAAAAGGCTAGGGAACTAGCAGATAAGAGAGTAGCTTATCAACTGCACGGTGTCTATCAACAACACGCTAATGATATTCAAAAGGAAATTGATAGCTTTTGGCAAAGATATGCTGATAAAGAGGGTATCACGAAGCTAGAAGCTAAACAACGAGCAGATAGGCTCGATATGGTCAATGTTGAGTTTAAGGCTAGGCAGTTAGTTGAACGTGCTAATCGTTTAAGACAGCGTGGCCAGAAAGTAACGAGCGAGGATTTTACGAAGGCAGAAAACGACTTGATGAGATTGTATAACTTGAAGATGAAGACAAGTCGTCTTGAAGTTTTGCAAGCGAATATCAAGCTACATCAATATGATTTGGCTTTGAATGAGTTTGAAATCATTGATAAGCACTTGACTGAATCAATTAGACGAGAGAATTTGTTTTCAGCTGGTGTTTTGAATATGACACTCGGGAGTTTTGAAGCTTCAAAAGTGTCAACAGACACGATTGTATACGCTAATTTTAATGGCGCTACTTGGCCAGGCAGACATTGGACAAGACAGAATGAATTGCGAGAAATCGTCAAAAAAGGTGTTGCCGACACTGTTTTGAGAGGGAAAGGCACAAATCTTTTAATCAATCAGCTGCGTAAAGAGTTCGATGTTTCTTATGGCTACGCTAGACGGTTAGCGGTGACAGAATCGGCCAGAGTGTATTCAGAGGCACAGAAAGCTAACTATGAGGCAAATGGCGTTGAATGGTTCGAAGTCATGACTGAATTAAAAGCGTGTAAAATCTGCCAACCATTTAACGGCAAGACTGCAAAAGTATCTGACTTAGTTCCAGCTTTAAACGCACCACCATTTCATCCGAATTGTCGGTGTACGACAGTGCCTGTTTTCAGGAAAGGTACAAAGCACTCAGGTAGAGATGAAGAGTTTTTACATGCTGATATGAATAATAAAAACCAATCTAGCAAGTATGTTGCGAAAGACGGGGAAAAGGTGTATAATCGGGGTATGGATAAGTTGGACTCTTTAGTCTCTAGTGGTTCAATAAGTGAGGCTCGTGGAGATGTAGAAAAGCAAAAAAGTGATTTTGCGATAAAATACTATGAGCAACTGAAAAATTCTAATCGTGCAGATGTTGTAGAAAAAATGGTGAAAAGTAGTAACCTTCCTCATTCTACAGTATCAAAAGCATTGGAACATATTTTGGATAACCAGTATTTGTTGTGGGATTTTGAAGCTTTTGAAGAGAGGATGATGAACTTTTATCCGCACTATGACATGGCTCAAAGTTTTCAAAGATTGTACTTGGGTAATCCAAAGGAATACGATATATTGATGCTACAGCACGAAAGCCTTGAATCATACTACATGAATCAGTTAAAAATGGATTATGACGAAGCTCATAAAAGAGCTAACCTAAAATTTAATTATCAGGAGGCAAGCGAAAATGGCGAAGATTGATAAACAAATTATTACTATGCGTAAAATAGAAGATGGTACTGCTATGAGACAATATTCTGCCGTTAGTGGAGAATGCCAAGGTATCGCAACAGTTGATAAAACAACTTTAAAATATAGCTACACAGGAGATGATTTAGGACAATTCGCTTCGTTTGTAAAAGATACTTTAACTAAAAGTATTAAGCTGGGTAAAGAGTTGCCAGATAAATTTTCTTACGGTTTTGGATAAAGTGTTGAGGTATTATCATGGAAGTGATGGTGCCACGAGATGAAATGCTAGTCATTCACTTTAACAAGGTGGGGATTCGTCAAGTTAAAAAGAATGAAAAAAATATGTCGACGCTTTACAAAAAGGGAAAATAATGCTATACTCTTGGTAAAGATAGAGGTTGAGAATCTGTCACCAACGCGCCACTTATAGTGGGTCGAGAAATGCAGGAGCCCCGACAGTCCTGCCTATCTGTGCACTGAACAATCGTTTAGTGCTTTTTTTGTACTCAGAAAGGAATAAAGACATGGAAGATTGGAAAGAACGCTTTAAAAAAGAATACTACGAATTGAAAGAACGATTCCAGAAGTTAGATATGATGATTGGAAAATACGAAAAAGGGCAACTTGAGTTTGAACCTAAATGTCCTATCGATTTGTTAAAGAGACAACGTTCGGTTATGTGGGATTACCTTTCAACTCTAGAACAGCGTGCAAAAATTGAAGAAATTAAACTATAAAACTTAACCGCATCGAAATCGAGGCGGTTTTCTTATGCCCTAACCGTATGGAATCCCGTACGGTTTTTCTATTGTCCGAACTTTGACGACATTAAAAGCCAAGGATATCAGTCCACTCGGACTTAAAAGGAGGGCCTGAAATGGCAGAAGATATTAAAGAACCTGTAGTTGAACCTGAACTTGAACAAGCTAGCACTCAAGAAGAGGAAAAAGCTACAGAAAAAACATTCACACAATCTCAGCTTGATGAAATCATTCAGAAAGAAAAAGCTAAGGCCAAGCGTTCTGCTGAAAAAGAGTATCAAGCTAAGATGGATGAAGCCGAAAAGCTACGTCAGATGAACGAGAGTCAAAAAGCAGAGTATGAACAGGAAAAACAAAGAGCATACATTGCTGAACTGGAAGCTAAAATCAATCGTAGCGGACTAGAACGAGAAGCTTCTAAAATGCTCTCTGAGGGCGGTATTGTAGTTGATGATAAAATCCTAGGTTTTGTTGTCAAAGATACCGCAGAGAGCACGCAGGAGGCTGTAGAAAGCTTTGTAGCTTTGGTGAATGACTTAGCCGATAAGAAAGTCGGCGAGAAACTAAAAGGTAAGACACCGAAGAAGATGGAAGACACTTCAGCTAGTGAGATTACCAAGGAACAATTTAACAGAATGGGTTATCAGAGTAGAAATGAACTGCTCCAAAACAACCCAGAACTTTATTATAAATTGAAAGGATAATAGACAATGACACAAACTAAAATTGCACAGATGATTAACCCAGAAGTGATGACTGACATGATATCAGCTAAACTTCCGAAAATGCTTAAATTTACACCGCTCGCATTCGTCGAGCGCACACTTGTTGGGCAACCAGGCACTACTGTCACAGTTCCAAAATGGGAATACTCTGGAGATGCCAAAGACATCGCTGAGGGTGAAGCGATTACTCCAGACCAATTGACTACTGCTAAGTCTACAATGACCATTAAGAAAGCCGGGAAAGGTATCGAACTTACAGACGAAGCAGTTCTTTCTGGGTACGGTGACCCAATTGGTCAAGCTACACACCAAATTGCTTTAGCTATTGCTAACAAAGTGGATAATGATTTGGTTGAAGAAGCTAAAAAAGCTACTCAATTCGTAGCTGATGCGCCTACAACTGGTGATGCACTTGATAAAGCCTTGGCAGTCTTTGCAGATGAAGAAGACGCACGTTATGTTGCTCTTATCAATCCAGAAGATGCTATCGCTTTGCGTGGAAATGCTGCTAAAGAGTGGGTTCGTGGTTCAGAAATTGGTGCGGCTATCGTTGTATCTGGGACGTTCGGTGAATTCAAGGGTGTTCAAATCGTACGTTCTAAGAAAGTAGATAAAGGGAAAGGCTTCCTTGTTAAAGTTTCAGCTGTTGACACAGATACAGATGATGTTGCTAAATACGGAGCATTCGTTATCAATCTTAAACGTGATGTAGCTATTGAAACAGACCGTGACATCCTCAAGAAAACTACTGTTATTACTGGGGACGAACACTACGGAGTTTACTTGTACGATCCGTCTAAAGTCGTGAAATTTGGAGGTGCTTAATGGGTATGATGTTACGACGACATCATCCTAAAAAGCCTGCTGAAACTGAAGCTATTAATTATAGCGACTTAACGGTTAAAGACTTAAAAGATATCGCTAAAGAGCGTAATATCGAAGGTTATTCAACGCTGAACAAAGAGGATCTTATCGCAGTATTGGAGGGATAACATGGCAAATATCGCTCAAGCAAAGATATTGCTAGGGATTGAGGATAATCTTCAAGATGAGTTGCTCACAACCATAGCAATGTTGACAACTGCTAATTTTTTAGCCTATGCAGGCGTGGATGATGTCCCAGAAGGCCTTGAGTATATCATTACCGAGGTCATTATTAAACGATTTAATAGGATAGGTGCTGAAGGGATGAGTAATCATTCCCTAGAAGGTACATCTATGACATTTAACTCTGATGATTTCAAAGAATACGATAGTGTGATTAAGCGTGTTTGTTCAAAAACTTTTAATGCGGGGTTTAAGATGCTATGAGATATAACGATAGAGTGGAGATTATCACTAAGAAGCAAGAAGAGTATGATCCTGAAACTGGCGAATATACTTCTAGCGAAGATAAAGTGTTGATTGTTCCAGTTCATGTTATGGATTTGGGTATCGACAAGCAAGTCGCAGTTTTTGGTGAATATAAACGAGGTTCAAAAGTGGTTTATTTCCAAAATGCACCTAAAATCGCATTCACTTATCTCATTTATCGAAAAGAACGCTATAAATGCAGGGCAGACAAACAGTCTGGAAGAGTATTCTACTTAGAGAAGGACAACTCTATTGGGTAGTTTACGATTTGAACTAAAAGGTCTTGATAAACTTCAAGCTAAACTTCAAAGAGTGGCTAAGATGGAAGAAGTGGAGCGTATCATTGAAAAAAATGGTACTGAAATGCAGAAAAAAGCAGTTACCAATGCTTCCAAGTTCAGAGGTCACTATGAAGGTAGAGGTCAAAATAGGAGATTTGTCAAACCAACAGGAGCGACTAAACGCTCTATCTCTGTCAACAGTAGCAAGATAGATAGGTTTAAGTATCGAGTAGCGCCTGGAACTGATTATGCTGCATACGTTGAGTTAGGAACTCGCAAAATGAGCGCACAGCCGTTTATCAAGCCAGCTTTTGATGATCAGAAAAAACTTTTTAAAAATGATTTAGAAAGGTTGGTTAAATGAAATCAAGAGAGCAAGCAGTTTTTGACAGCGTATTTAAACGTTGTCTTTTTTTGGGTTACAAAACATACGATTACAAGCCAGACGATAACGTACCTTATCCGTTTGTTGAATTCGAGGACACGACGACGAATCTCGTTCCAAATAAAACGGACGTGAAAGGTACTGTAGAGTTGGTTTTGTCGGTGTGGAGTACCCGTAAAAAACGCAAACAAGTATCAGATATGTGTTCGAGTATCTTAGCTGAAGCGATGAAGATTAGTGAGGCAGATGGCTATCATCTAGCTTTAAATATCTCGCAGTCTACAATATCGCTTTTTGACGATAACACGACAGTCGAACCGCTGAAACGTGGTCGTGTTCGTTTAGTATTTACAATTTTATAAAAGAAAGAGGATAAAAAATGCCAATTGCAAAAAAAGGGATTGACAGTATTCTATTGTTCCGTTTGTTGAGCGAAGCAAGTAAATCAGACGGTGCTAAATTAGCATTCCAGACTGAACACTCATCTGAGAAGAGCCGTGACGCTAACTCAGTCAAAACTAAAGACGGTGTTCTTCAATCGGTCGGTGGTATTGAGGTTTCAATCACTGCTACAACGATCATGGCAGAAGATGATGAACTTGTTGCTAAACTTGAAAAAGCAATGGATAAGGGTGAACTTATCGAAGTTTGGGAAATCGAGAAGAATGCTAAGAAACAAGGTGACAAATACGAGTCAGTGTACTATCAAGGTTACTTGACATCATTCAAGAAAACTAAGAACGCTGAAGATCTGATTGAGTTAGAACTTGAAATTGCAGTAAATGGTACAGGTGTCAAGGGATATGCTACTCTTAACGCTAGCCAAGCAGAGGTGGTACAGTATGAGTTTGCTGACACTACTAAAACAACAGCTAGCTCACCAAGTCCTGTAACTTCAGTATCTAGTGTTCCTGGTATCGGTGGGTAGAAATTAAGAGAGGTTCACACCTCTCTTTTTTATTGTATTTTTTAGAAAAAAAGGAGAAACAACAATGCAATTAGTAATCAAAGATAAAACTTACAACGTGAAATTTGGCGTTAAATTCGTTCGTTCACTAGATAAGGCTTATCCAATCGAACAACAAGGTTTGAAATTCGGCATGGCTCTATCTGCTAAAATTCCAGAACTGTATGCTAAAAATATCGCTTCATTAGCTGATATCATCTACCACGGAACAGTTACAGAAAGCCCACGACCTTCCTTGGTTGATGTTGAAACATTTGTTGAAGAGCATGAAGATTTAGAGCAATTGTTTGATGATGTACTTAAAGAATTGAGTGAGTCAAATGCGGGTAAGTCTTTGATGTCGGAGATGAACCAAGGTCTCAAGGAATAGTTGAGAAATCATCTCTTGAAACGTTTGAGGAAATCATTATAAATTGTGTCCGATTTCTGAATATCACAGACATGAACGAGATTGGTCGTATGACAATGTATGAGTATGATTTGTTAATGACTGGGGTGTTATTGAGAAAGCAAGATGAAGACGAACTCTTACATCGGTCTGCTTGGCTGTCTAGACAAGTAGAAGCTACTAAATCGGACGGTAAAACTCCTTTGTATAGAAAATATAGTGATTTTTACAAGAAAAAAGATACTACGAAACATAAGTATCAACTTTCAGATAAAGAAAAACAACTCTTACTGAGAGCAAATATGTAACGAAAGGAGGTATATAATGGCAGAAACTTATTCAGTCGAAGCGGTACTAACTGCGGTTGACAAAGGAATGAGTTCTACTTTGAACGGTTTACAGAAGGCAATCAACGGACTTCAAAAAACATCATCCGCATTTGATACGATTTCACAAAAGAGTGGTTCAATGTTTAAATCGATGTTGGGTGCTAACTTGGTTAGTTCAGCAATTGGTTCAGCAGTTGGCAGCATTAAAGGCTCTTTAGGTGAAATGGTCGGAGAGTTGAATAGTTCCAAGAAAGCATGGGACACGTTTGACGGAAACCTTAGTAAGCTAGGTTGGGGCAAAGACCAAATCAACCAAGCTAAAGAGGCCATGCAGGACTACGCTACCAAGACTATCTACTCAGCTTCAGATATGGCAAGTACATTCTCACAGATGGCTGCAATCGGTCGTGAGGATAGTGGCCAGTTAGTTGAGGCTATGGGTGGTCTTGCCGCATCCGCGGAAAATCCTAAGCAAGCGATGAAATCCTTGTCACAACAAATGGTACAAGCTCTAGCTAAGCCGAAAATCACTTGGCAAGACTTCCGTATCATGATGGAACAGGCACCAGCAGGTATGAGTGCAGTAGCCAAAGAAATGGGATTGTCACTCAATGAACTGATTACCAAAATCCAAGACGGACAGATTAAAACCGAAGATTTCGCTGAAGCGTTTAAACGTGCAGGGATGTCTATGCAGGGCATGGCTACAAGTTACAAGACGATTGACCAAGCGTTAGACGGTTTGAAAGAAACGTTAGCGAATAAACTCAAGCCAGCTTTTGACGCGTTGTCTAAAGCAGGTATCAAGGCTCTTGAAGCAATTATGAATCAGCTTGATAAGATTGATTTTAAGAAGTTAGCGACGGGTCTTGAAGAGGTTCTAAACAAGATTGATTTTAATGCAATTGTTGAGAAAATAGCGTCATTCGTGAGTACATCTGTTGCTAAAATCAAGGAATTTTGGCAAGGTTTCTCAAATACAAGCGCAATTGCTGACTTCAAGAAGGCATTGAGCGAAGTTTGGGAAGCTATTAAGAAAGTAGCATCAGCTCTTTCCGGTGGCGACATGGCTTCTTTTGGTGAAAAGATTGGTAAAGGATTGAGTATAGCATCTCAAGCTATCCAGTCGTTTGCTAAAGTAGTTCAAAGTCTAAGCCCTGATCAGATAAGAGCGATAGCGTCTGCGTTTCTTGCATTTAAGACTGCGCAAAGAACAACGAAATTAGCGGCGGATGCCTTAATCGGGCTTAGAGGTGCAGTAAGTGCGACTAAATACGTTTTTGGTGGAATGGTTAACGCTGGGAATGTAGGAAAAGCCTTATTTGGCATCGCCAGAGGTTCTAAGGCTGCTAGTTCAGCCTTGTATTTCATGTCTGAAACATCTACGCTTGCTAAGGTTGCAGTAGGCGGTCTGAATATCTTCAGTAAAATAGGCGGATGGATTGGTCCGGCAATTACTGCAATCGTTGGATTCCTTGGTCCTGTAGGTTTAGTGATTGCTGCAATTGTTGCAATCGGTGCAGCGTTCGTTGTTCTTTGGAATAAAAGCGAGGGCTTCAGAAACTTCTTTATCGGCTTATGGGATGGCATTGTTAACGTCGCTTCAAATGCTTGGCAAGGTATTCAAAACGCTTGGAATGGTGTTGTTGAATGGTTCTCTAGCCTTTGGAATAGCGTCAAAGAAACGGCTTCAAATGCTTGGAATAGTTTCGTAGAAAAGGCTCGACCGGTTATCGATGCTATTAAATCCGTATGGAATACTATTTCCGAGTTCTTCTCTAATCTTTGGTCAGGAATTAAATCTTTTGCTTCAGATGTTTGGAATAGCTTCTTAGAAGGCGCTCGTCCTATTGTCGAAGGCTTGATGAACGTCTGGAATGCTTTAAAAAATTTCTTTTCAGCATTGTGGGACGGGATTGTTTCAGTGGCTACAACTGTTTGGAATGGTATTGTTGAAGTAGTGACGCCAATCATTGAAGCTATTAAGACCGCTTGGAACAGTCTAGTTGATTTCTTCACTAATCTTTGGAATATCATTACAGAAGGTTCTACTGCTGCATGGAATGGCTTTGTAGAGTTTCTGACGCCGATTGTCGAAACAATCAAAGATTTGTGGTCTGGTTTCTCTGAGTTCATGTCTACAATCTGGAATGGTATCGTAGACGTTGCAACGACTGCATGGAATATGCTTCAACCGGTCATTGAGACGGTTTGGACCGCTATTCAGCAGTTTATAACAAGCGCTATCGAAGTTATCCAAAACGTGATTACGACAGGGATGCAGATTGTTCAAGAGGTATGGAATGCGGTTTGGACTGTGTTTACTACAATCGTTCAGACTGTTTGGACAGTCATTTCAACAATCATTTCAACGGTACTGAATGTAATAGCAGGTATTATCAACACAGTTACATCTATTATCAAAGGCGACTGGAGCGGTGCTTGGGAGAATATTAAAGGTATAGCGCAGACTGTTTGGGAGGGTATTAAGTCTGTTATCTCAACAGTAATCAATGCTATTAGTACTATTATTGGTACGGTTCTGGGAACAATTAAAAATACTGTAACAACGATCTGGAATGGTATTAAAGATTTTATTTCAAATACTATCAACAATATCAAAGGCACTGTTATCAATGTAGCTAATTCATTAAAAGATGGTTTTATGAATGTGTTGGATTCATTGAAAAATGGAGTTAGCAATGCAATTGATGCAGTTAAAGGATTCTTTGATAGATTGTGGAACGTTGACTTGAGTGGTGCTGGCCAAGCTATCATGGAAGGCTTCCTTGGTGGTTTGAAATCAATGTGGGGTGCGGTTACTGATTTCGTTGGTGGTATCGCTAGCTGGATTGCCGAACACAAAGGACCTATCTCGTATGACCGTAGATTGCTGATACCAGCCGGTCAAGCTATCATGAGTAGTTTCAACACTGCTTTGATGGGCGGTTTTGAAAAAGTCAAAGGCAATGTGTCCGGAATGGCAGACGGCATTCGTTCGATGTTTGATGATGCAGGTTCACGAGTTTCAGCAATGTCCAATGCTTTGCAGGGCGATTTCTCAAATAACGTATCTGGTACATTATCAGCTACTTATGAAGTCAACCAGACGAAAGAACCAGCTATTATTAACCTCGCTCTTGGTTCAAATGATTTCAGAGCCTTTGTTTCTGACATTTCGAATATCCAAAGTAAAGAAGAAAGGATAAGATTAAAGACTCAAAGCCTTTAATGGTGTTTTAAATGTATACTTTTAACGACACGATAAGAGGAACGCCAACATTTAACTCGGGCTTAGAAGTTCGATTTGGTGATATAAGCCTCAATCAAGAGATGAACAACGAGGACGGAACGTTCTTTGTGGCCAATACCACAGGGCGTGATGTCCTTGATTTTCATCATGAAACTGCAACTATTAAAGGTCGAGACGGTCAATATCTGTATGGTGCGACTTATAAAGAGCGTGAGATAGAGATACAGGTCAAGTTAACAGGATTTACTGATTTAGGCATGCGGAGACAGTACGAACGATTAAATCGCTTGTTATTTTCCCGTCAAGCTAAAAAATTAGTATTTGGTGATGATTCAGGGCGATATTATAAAGCTATCTTTTCAAAAGTTAAGAAACCAGAACTGGAAGATGCTAATGATACAGTTATCAAGTTGCATTTCATCTGTTATGACCCGTTCAAGTATACAGAGCCTAAAACAGTAACGACTAATAAGGTAACGTACAACGGAGATTTCCCAACAGAGCCTATTTTGAGGTTAACAACGCAAGCAGGCTCTGAAATTCGTATCTTACATCTTGAAACTCAGAAGTATATCAGATTGAAGTCTACTTACATTCAAGGTTCAAATCTACTGGTTAATTGTGAGACGAGAGAAATCAAGTTGAATGATAGAAACGAGTTGATGAACTTTGACATGGTTAATAGTCGCTATTTTAAACTTCAAAAAGGTGCGAATACATTTCAAGTCGTAGGCGCTCTATTGAATAGCGTTGAGTATAAAGAGGTGTTCGCATGATCTATTTATTTAATCAGACAGAAGAATTGATTGATGTCATCGATGAAGCGAGCCTTGCAGATTTCACTCATACGATTGAATTAAATCGATTTGATAGAGCGAGCTTTGAAATCCCTGTAGATTACAAGCCTAACATAATAAAAGAAGCCCAATTTTTCGGATTTCAATCACGAGACAGGGCTTTTTGTTTGTTCAGGATTTCGGAAAAATCTTATGATCTGGGATTGTCTATCCAGGGGATAGACAGAGCGGAAAGCGACTTACATTCGTTTATCATCGAGGATAAGCGACCAGGTGGAACTGCCAGTGATGTTTTAAGAGAGATTTTGAAGGGCACTGGCTACCATCTAGGAAATGTTGATGGTTTGACAATCAATGGCAATATGTCTTTCTACTATATTTCTGTCAGACAGGCACTTGTTAAATTGATTGAATCGTACGCTTGCGAGTTCAAAATTAGATATACCTTTGTCGAAAACAAGATAATCGGGCGATACATTGACCTAAATCAGCGTTTTGGACGCAAAACAGGGCATCAATTTGAATATGGTTCTAACATCCTGAACGTAACCTATGAAGAATCATCGGACGAGGTTGTAACAGCTCTTATCGGCCGCGGTAAGGGTGAACAAAGCACAAACGAATCTGGAGAAGCTACGGGCGGTTATGGTCGTAGAATCCAGTTTAAAGATGTTGTTTGGTCTGTATCAAAGGGCGACCCTGTCGACAAGCCTGCAGGGCAGAATTATGTAGCGAATGAGGCTGCTAGAAACATCTACGGCTTGCATCAAAACGGTGTTATCAAGCACCGCTTTGGTGTCTATACGAACGAAGATATTGAAGACCCGGTCGAGTTGTTAAAAGCAACTTACAAGGAATTGAAACGTTTATCTGTTCCTATCGTCACATTCAAAGCCAATCTTTTGGATTTGGCCAATGCGATTGAGCAAGATATCTGGATTGGTGATAGCGTTGGAATTGTAAGAGACCAAATTGGAATAGCTTTTGAAGCTAGAATCCACAAGCTAATCATCGACAAGCTAGATGATAACCGCTCAGTCGTTGAATTGGGCGATTACCAAACTCTCCAAGCCAAAGACCGTTCTACTCGTCAACAAGCTATCAAAGACGCAGTAAGTGGTTTTAGTGAGGGTTTGATTGAGGAAGCTATTGCAAACGAGGTAGACCGTCAAAATAAGGAATTTGACGAGAAAATTCGTGTTAATAAGCTAGAGTTTGATAATGAACTGCAACGTGCGAAGGAAAGAGCCGAAGAAATCAAACGTCAAATCTCAAGCGAAATCGACAAGAAGTTCCAGTCGTTCGACAATGCAGCAATCAATGAAGCTAGACGAAAAGCAGAAGAGGCCATACGAAACGCTGGCGCAAGTACCCTGCTTGCACAGGAAGCCAAGCGGATTGGTCTAGATTCTGTTGCCAAACTTGAAGAATTCAAGAGACAGGCTACGAGCGCTCAGACGGCTTTGTTGGGCGATTTGGACGTTCTGAAACGAACTATCGCAAACGATATTCGACCGAAGCAAGCACAGGCTGAAGCTGAGATTTCCAAGCAAGTTGAAGCACTTGTTCAGACCAAAAAAGAACTGGCTGGCGTCAAATCAGCTCAGTCAACGTTTGAGCAGAGCACGACTCGCAGACTGTCAGAACTGACCAACTTGGCCAATGGTAAGGCAAGTAAGTCAGAACTCACGCAGACAGCCGAAGAGCTGACTAGTAAGATAGCGAGTGTGCAGGTTGCGCATAGAAATCAAGGAGACCGTGTCTCAGCAATTGAATCTAACTTCAGACAGCGTGCAGATGCACTTGATGCTGGTGTGAGCCGTCTGACTGAAGGTTTAAGAACCAAAGCGGATATCAGCTCGCTCAATGTGACTGCTGAAAATATTAGGCAGTCCGTGAAGAGTCTTGAAACAAACACGCAGAACAAGCTAAATCAGATGTTGAGCCTGGCTGAATTTGAAGTGCAGGCTGGCTCTATTCGTCAGGAAATCCTGAACGCAACAAAGGATAAAGCAGATAAGACTCTGGTCGTGGCTGAAGCTGGGAAATTGCGAGAAGAATTTTCAAACTTACGGGTTGGTGGAACTAACTTGTTGAAAGGCTCAAAAGGGCCTTTTCTTCCAGATCGGAAGCCAGCTAATTTTGATAACGCCATTCTGTATGTAGGACAGACGTCTATCTACATGGAGCAAGGACAGGAATACATTATTTCTGCTAAAACAGACGGGACCTTTACAGCTCATCACGACGGGAATAAGGAATCCGATAACGTAGTTCTTTGGATTATGGACAAGGATGTCAGAAATTATCAAATTGTATCGGACCTCAAGACAGGTACCACAGGAACGAAAATCATTTGGAATAAGCCTACAGGGATTTATCATCTGCGCGTTAACACTTATCACAAAGAAGCGACCAAGAGCGTCTGGGATGTGAAGATTGAAAAAGGCAATGTCGCCACCGACTGGAGTCCTGCGCCTGAGGACACTGATGGTCTCATCACTGAAGCTAAGGCTATCTTTGAGCGGACAGCTCAGGGGTTGCGAACCGACTTATCAGCTATTCAGGAATATGTCAATAAAGACGGTCAGCGACAGGATGCATTGCAACGCTACGCTCGTGAGGAAAGCGCAAAACAAGCAACAGCTGTACGTGAGTTGGTCGCAAGAGACTATGTTGGTAAATCAACCTATCAGGAAGATGTGAGAGGTCTTGAGCGTAGGTTCGAAGCTATTACCAACCCACAAAATGGTTCGATTGCCACTCAGATTGCTAACTACAAAACAGCAGTAGATGGCCGATTTGCAGACATCACTTCATTGATTGCTGGTAAGGTTAATCAGACGGACTTCCAGCGTGTGAAGGAAACTAGCCAACTCTATGAGCGTATCATTGGTAGCAATGAAAATGACATCTCTAACAAGGTCGCACGTATGGCCATGACCAATCAGCTATTCCAGGTTGAAGTTGGGAAGGCCTTTGCGGAACATCAGAATTTATTCTTAACCTCAACGCTCACTAAAGGATTTTTAGGGAATAATGGAATCATTAGCGTAGCGAATGCTACACAAAAGGAGGTTACATCCGATTTCATTTCAGTAGATCCAAATGAAAAAATTATCTTCCAGCACTGGGTAACTCTGCCTGAGAATGGAATGGCTTGGACCGCTTGGCAATTTTTCGATAAAAACAAAAATCCTATTGATAATCGCAAACCAGGATTAAATGCTTATAAAACAACTGTAGGCAAACAACACAACATCAATCAAATCACTGTACCAACGAATGCTTATTTCGTCAGATTCTCAGCTCGTATGTATGATGATGGTTTGATAAAAGTAGAACACGGTTCGGTTCCATCTGATTACTCAGTAGCACCAAATGATGCTCTTGAAGCTGTGAAAACCGTTCAAAGACAGTTGGCTGGCTCGTGGGCAGTTCAGAACATCAACGGTGTAGGTTCAATCGTTTCGCAAATTTTTGATTGAAGCTGAAAAGATTCGATTAAAGGGTAAGACCTTACTTGATGAATTGACGGCTATTCAGGGTTACTTCAAGCGATTATTTGTCGGCGAAGGTGCATTTGCGAAGCTGAATGCTGAAATTATTGGTTCTAAGACTATCACTGCAGATAAGCTCATCATGGACCAGGCCATGGCTCGGTTGTTCGTTTCAAGTAACATCTTCACAGATGCGCTCGCTGCTAAAGAAGCTTTCATCAACAAGCTTAGGTCTGTTGTAGTTACTGCGACCTTGCTTGAAGGATTCCAAGGTCTGATAGGAGGGTTCAGATTTGGTCAATATCCAAATAGGAATGGATATTTTATCACAGGAATTTCCTCTGTTAGTGTTGGGATGGGTAACGGAACGAACGCTGGTGCGAACAGGAACGCATTTTGGGCAAATTGGGGTGAAAGTTTAGACACTCCTGGCCCAAAAGCTTGGTACGTCAATACAGACGGGAAGATGTACTGTAGAAATGAAGCGACCTTCCATTCAAAAGTGGATTTTTCAAGCATATCAAACCCTAATTTTTACTCTAAAATTAAGGCTCACAAAGGCGTTTGGGTTGGCACTGACGATGTGAACGGAGAAGGGGATAATCCAGACGGTGGATACAATAGAGTTGTCTGGTGGAGTCAAATTGTTACCGGAAAATGGAGACAATACGCTGGAATCACAACTGCATCAGATAAAAAATTAAAAGAGAACATTGAATCGACACCGGTCAGAGCTCTCGATAAAAT